AGTAAGTGTTGTAGGGTCGATAAAATCCACTAAATTAGAATCGAAATCCATTTCCGGCATTGGCTCTTGTTCTAATTCGTCTCCAACTAAAATTTCATCTTCATTAACAAGTATTTGTGCTGCATCACTTATCATGTCTTGTCTTGAAAGTTCTTGTGGTATCGTAACGCTAGAGCCTTGCTCTATAACGTCAAGATTGTTGTTTGGTTCTAATGCTTTGTCTATTGCCATAATCGTTTAGTGTAGCACTCTAGGTCGCATTTCGTCACCCAAAGAAAATAAATCTGTTAGCTCGCCTTCTAAAATTAAACCTTGCGATTCTGCTATCAATTCTGCTTGTTCTTCATTTTCTGCGTGTATATCTGGACCCTCATACTCTTTTGTGTCGTGTATAAATCTAGTTATAAATATTTTCATTAATAATATACTGTTCTGTTTTTAGATAAAAACTTTATTTCATCTTGATAATCCTCTTTTAAAGATAAAAAACCGCCCTGTCTAAATCTCATTAACGCCATTGTTGTACTATCGCAGAAATCATCATTATCGCCAAATGGAAAAGAAGCTAGTTCTTCTCTGACTAAATCTGCGTAATCTTCGTCTGGTGCCCAAACCATTCCAGACTCAAATATGGGTGCTACGCTGTTCATTCTGGCTACTTTATCTTGGCCTCTGCTTGGTGAATAAGCTGTAACAGGTATGCCCATTCTTCTTAATTCTTGTGTCAAAGGTGTACCAGATGCCTTTGCCTCAATCAACACACAGTCAGGTTCCCAGTATTTGTATTCATCGAAAGCAATTCTTTTTAATTCTGGAAAATCCACTCTGTATCGCTTTGCGTCTAACAGTATTATTTGTTCAACTTCATCACGATCTTTAAATATTGCCCAAGTAGTGATTGCAGAGTAATCAGCCGTTTCTTTTTTAGAAAAAGCCGTATCGTAACTTTGTATAACGTAACTGTAGTCTGGTATGTCCTCGCCTTCCCATTTTTGCCACCATTCACGCTTAACAATAGAACCTTCTTCAGAAGTGGGGTTTTGCATCCACTGAGCGTTCCATTTAGAAACTGGTAGCGATGCTTTTACCGACAATAACTCTTCTTTTTTCCAATACTCACCCCATAACGGTTTTTCTGTTTCTGGCATAATAGCTGGAAACTCTATTACTTCCCATTGATCTGCGTTGTCGTCACTTTGTTTTTTTATAACTTTACCAACCAAATCTTTGGTGCTCCAACGTGTCATTACTATGACTATCGTGCCTCCCGGCTGTAATCTTTGTCTAGGACCTGATGTATACCACTCATAAGCTGATTCTAATGATTTAGGAGACAAAGCGTCTTGCTCTGAATGTGGGTCATCAATAATTAGTAAATCTGCACCACGACCTGTAATAGCACCTCCAACACCAGCAGCAAAGAACTCGCCTTCCATGTTGCTAGTCCAACGTCCCGCAGATTTGTTGTCGGATTGCAGTTGCAGCTCTGGAAATATGTGTTGATATTCTTCGCTGTCAATAATATTTCTTACCTTACGACCAAATCGTACAGCCAATTCTGCTGTGTGCGTGGTTTGTATAATTTTCAAGTCACCTCTTCTGCCCATCATCCAAGCTGGAAAATATGTAGAAGCAAATTCAGACTTAGAATGTCTTGGGGGCAAACAAACAATTAATCTTTTTAGTTTACCTTGTGCAATTTTATTGAATTTGTCGCCTATTATTTTATGGTGCCTTCCTTCTATAAACTCTGGCCATAAATGTTTAACAAAACTTATAAAATCTTTTTGGCAAACATCTTGTTTGTCTATTTGGTCATACCGGTGCAATAGATTAAGAGCTTCCTCTTTGTCTTGCTCTGAAAGAATATCAAAGTCTTTAAAAGAAATGTCTTTCATATTAAATGCGGGTTAAGCAACTAGGTAGTGACATAGTAGCCACTCAACCCTAAACACAATGTGTCTAAGATTAGTATAGTGCATTTATTACAACCACTAAACCTCATACCATTCTTTTCCTTCAAATAATAAAGCCTCTGCTTCTCTTCTGCGTATTAAACCATCTAGGACCTCTCCTGAAGCTTTGTTCCAGCGTTTTATTTCTTGTGGAACTTCAGGGTATCTTTCTTGATTTAAAACAGTAAGAAGAGTTGAATTTCTAAAATTGTTTGGACCTAAATTGTAAACCCAAGCACACAAAGAGTCGTATTGGCTTTGGTTTAATTCTACATCTACCATGTCATTGACATAACCTTCGTATTCAATCATTTCTTCTTGAAGCATGTATTCTGCCTCTTCTTTAGTTATCTTATTGCCTTCTTCAACACCTTTGATATGGCCATATCCTATAGTCCAAACACCAGCCGGACACTTATAAGCCTCTAGCTCACAACCTTCAAACTTTTTAATTAACGCTAATCCTTCTTGTGATATTTGCATGTTATTCTCCCCACGTTCCGTCTTCCAAGATTTTTCCTGTTTTAGTTCCGCCCCAATATTCAACTGCGTGTTTTTCTTTAATGAGTGTGGCACAAATATCTTTGCCATCTTCTGTATAAGGAACGCCAAGAATCCTTCCATATTTTCCTTTGCCTAATGATTTAAGTTTAAACGTACCTACACACAACTCTTGCAAGCGTTTCTTAGCTTTAAGACCAAGTGCTTTTTCTTCTAAGTTTCTGGTCCTAGATTCGGGCGTATCAATGCCCGCTAGACGAACTCTTTGTTTGTGTAACTTTACGTCAAACCCCAAATCTAGTACACAATCAAAGGTATCTCCATCAATAATTCTATCTAACGTAGCTCTGTATACAAATTCATCTGGTGCTTTACTCATCTTTGTTCTCCTGTGGTTTGTCTAGTTCTCTATAGTATTTGATTATTGAAAGTATGTCTTTTGTGTATCTTGTTATTTCAGCCATGTCCATTGACAGGTTTTCATATTCTTTGCTTGATAGTGCGTAGTATGCTTTTCTTGGAGCGTCACCTTTTGCAACCAAGTCTAAATATTCTTGCATCAGTTCTGGTGTAATTATTTCCCAATCCACTTTAGACAAGCTCATTGGATAGGGCAATGGCGGATGATACAAAGGTGCACGTTCTGCAATGCTTCTGACTTCTACAGGTTTTACAGAATCCATCAAGCTACAGCTTGCCATAAATATGCTTAAACTAATTACTGCTAGGTTTTTCATCAAACTGATTTGGGTTTGTTAATTTTTCGAGTGTAGCCATAACTCTGGAAGACGCTTTGTTTACTTTCTTTTGTAACAAAGCTGGTTTAGCTAAAGCCAATTGGTCAAGATCGTGATTGGCAAATGTTTTGCGTAACCTGTTAACGTCTTGCATGGCTTTTTGTTTGTCAGCTTCTAGTTGATTTAACTGTGCTTGTTGATTCTTTTGTTGTTCTAAATAGTTCTTTATAGACTCGTTTTGTCTCTCTATTTCTGTTTCTAAGACTATTTGATTGCCTTTAAGCGTAGAGATTTGGTCATTCAAGCGTTCTATGTAGTAAGCTGAACCGACTATTGTTGTAAGTAACAACAATCCTAGTATCAATGTTAATTTCATGCCCATGTGTATACTTTTAATGCTTCTGCTTTGCCTTTTACTTTAAGTGGTTCTAGTGACTTTAACATATATTTACAATTTTGTGCTGTTTCATGCCCTATAAGAGTACCAACACCAGCCTCCTTAGTTCCAGACTCTAAACGAGCTGCTACGTTGCATGGATCACCAATAAGACTAAATGCAAATCTGTCTGTAGCTCCAAAATTACCAGCTATGCACACGCCAGAGTTTACTCCAATACCAATGGCTATTTCTGGTATGCCTTCTTCTACAAAACGTAGGTTCAGTTCAACAATGTTTTTTTCTATTTGTTTTGCAGCATCAAGTGCAAGGTTACAATGATCTGGTTGTGGAATGATTGTGTTGAAGTGGAACATCCCGGCATCTCCAATAAATTTGTCCGTAACGCCCGAAAATTGATTCACAGCCTGTACCTGTACGTCTAAAACAGAGTTCATTATATAAGTGACCATTTCTGGCTCTACTGACTCAGAAAGGCTCGTAAAACCCCTCAAATCGGTAAAAATTATCGAACAATCGACCCTAGAACCATTAATTTGACACAATTCTGGGTTTTTTTGCAGTTTTTTGACCATTCTAGGGTCTAAATACTTACCAAATTGCTGTTTTATGAGCTGTCTGGCCTTGTATTGCTCTCTAAAACGCATGTAAAAGGCTGTAGAACCAGTAATAAACTGTGCAATCAGCGTCCAAGTTACATCTATAAGCAATCCTTGTTGTATTGTCCAAAAGCCGTAATAAGCCGTACCAGCCATTAATACGGTGCCGAGTGTAATGCCAAGGCTTATGCCAAATACGTTTAATATAAGCCACATAAGACCTATAGAAACCAACAAAATGCCTGTCTCAACCGCCAAGGCGTAATCTGGCACATAAGGGCTGTTTTCTATAAGAATAGACTCTGCAAGAGCAGCTTGTATCTTGTGGGGTTCAAGATAACCAACAGGTGTACTGATCTGTGGCATGATGCCTTTAGCAGTAAATCCGACAAATACAAAGCGTCCTTCTACGTTCATTTCTTGAAGATCGGTTTGTGGAGTATTCACAAAACTTATCCACTTACGACCTAGAGAATCTACTGGTACTGCTGGCAAGCCTTTTACTCGTATTTCTTCAAGACCATTATCATTGGTTTTTATAACGTAGGTGTCTGCTCCAGCTAAAATCTTTAAAACTTCAGTGCCAAATGCTGGCACCCAACCGTCAGGTGTTCTAAGCAATAAAGGTATTCTTCTAACGAGACTGTCTACCTCTGCTCTGGCAACTGCAATACCTTGATTGGCACTCTGTGCAAGTATAGGGATGTTCTGTGTGACTCCTGTGGCAAAAGTACCACCTTGGTCTTCACCAAGTATGACTGTGCCTGTCGTTTTAGGGTAGATGCCTTTGTCGTTTTCAAACATAGCCAAGACACTGGGTGCTTGAGACAAAGCATCAGCAAACGCCTGATCTCCGTTAACAGATAGTCTGCCCTTATTAGGAAAGGTGACAACCCATCCAACACCTATTGCTCCTCTATCTATAATCTGCGTTTGTATTTCAGAGAGCCTTTGTCTGGATAACGGGTAGCCACCCTCTCTATTTATATCATCATCGGTAATGTTAAGTACAGTGAAATAACCACTTTCTTGTTGTTCTGGTATTAAGGCATCAAAGGTCTTGAGCTTGAAAACTTCCAGTGGTGTGGTTTCGTATACAAAAGGCAGAACCAACATAAGTATGAGTGATAATGGTACTAGGTACTTAATCATACTGAGTGATCGTCAACGTCTTCGTGCAACTGCTGACACAGTTATAGGTGGCTGTGAATGATTTGTCGTTAGCTCCTGACTGGGTTACTCCTACGTTGTAATCGTCTGTGTAAAAATTAAGTCGTGCAGTATGATCTCCTGAACCAGATTGAGTTATGGACGCTACGCCATCATCAGCGTCTGGGTACCACCAAATGTCTGCATCGTGAGCACCACTTCCTGACTGAGTGATAGTAGAAGAGTTGTTGTCAGCATAATTGTAGTTTCGGATGTAACCATTGTGTTGACCTGTTCCTGACTGAGTAATTGTAGCGTCAGAGTCATCTCCAAAGCTGTATATCTTTCCGTACTTAGAGTTTCCAGTTTGGTTGATGGTGTAAGCGTTGTCGTCTCCAGCCATCAAAACTATGCCGGTATTGGAGTTGCCGTTTTGATTTATGATTCCTACGTTGTCATCCTTGTCTAAATCAAGGTAGCCTAAATTGTTATCGCCATTTTGTGTAATCGTAAATACGTTGTCTGTGTGATTAGACCATTGTGAATAAGCCTTGGTGGTGTTGCCATGACCCGTTATGTTAAGGTTAATGACTGCCCTCGTGCAAGTGTGGGTAGAATAGACACCGTTACTTAGGCCACAATAGACCGTAGCGTTGTTGGTGTAACCAACTTGCTTTATGTTGATTACAGACGAGGTGCCTTTGTGCTGTACGTTTATGCTGTTGTTTCCAGCAATCAAAGGCAAACTAATCAGACTGATTAATAATAATCGTACCATCTCCTCCTCCGTTTACTGTAATGTCTATAAATTTACCAGCAGATAAAATTTGTATGTTGTAAGCACTTCTTTTTTCCATTTGTAAATCAATCGTGTTCTCTACGCTTCTGAAAAAGGTTAACATCTCACCTTCTACAAAAGAATAGGTTTGTGCTTTAGAATCGTAACCAGCTGTAATTCCTTCTATGGTTACATCGCCTATTTTAGACACTTCGTTTTCGCCTTCTATAAACGCAAGCAAATCAATTAAAAAATCTACGTTTAAAAGGTCTATTGCTAACCTGTCAATTTCAAGCTCGTCTTCTTCTAATTCATCTTCATCAAAGTTTTCTTCCAAAAAGTCTACGTCAAGTACGTTGGTTGATTTGGCGTTTTGATCTTCTATTGCTCGCTCTACTTCGGCTGGTTGGTTAATAATTAAAAGGTTGTTGATTAAGCCTAATGTCATGCCAACCAACTTTACTGGCTTGGTTGGTGGTGCTTCTGAAACCGACACCATGGTGGCTTGAAACGGTTGGTCAAGAATTTCTACGCCAGCAGAGGTTTCTACTGTTATTTTACCAGAGCTGTTGCCGTCTGCATCCGGGAGTAAAATTATGAGCGATCTGCCAAGCTCGTCAACTGTTGTGGTGAAATCCGTGCCTAATACCGAAATGGTTGCTGAAGGCGTTTTGATGGATATGTTTTCTTTTTTTATCTTACCAAGGCTGCCACTTATAAATCTGGCAGTACCGCTTGCCATCCGTAATGAAAGTTTAGACTTGGACGGATTGGGGTCAAAGATGTACTCATCAACTACAATCTTAGAATGTTCAGTGAGTTTTAGAACGGAATCGTCTAAGAACTGTATAGCCATACGGCCATCTCCTGTCCTTACGTCATCGTTACTGAGTATGCCAAGAGACAGCTCTGCTAAGAGCTTGTCGTCCTCAGTGCTTCGCAACACTTCACCATTGCCACGCAGTTCTGATATAGAACCTATATCTGCATAAGTTGTACTAGACAGTAAGGCTATTAACAGCCACTTGAACATTGATCTAGGTTTATCACTCCACTTGTAGAGGCTGCTACGATATTAATGGTGTCCGTTACTCCTGATGCAGCGGTGGTTTGGTCAATGTCTATGTTGTTAGAATCTCCAACCAATGTAAACGTAATGCTCTTATCTGCCGTTCCAATCTGAGTGATGTCCAAATCGTTGGAATTGCCGTCTATGTTCCAGTTATTGATACACCCAATGACTTCACATCTGACGTTTAAGTCATTGCTGTTACCCGTTAAAGCTGCATCAAAGTTACCACCAGTTGCTGCTGCACTGCTGCCTTGCAACCAAGTAAGTATGTTTTGATTGCCTGTTGCTGTGTAGTCAAAGTCTGATGAGCTTACAGCTCCTGATCCGCCAGCGGTTAAGGTACTCGTATTAGAGTCACCTATCTGATACATAGTCCAACTGGAGCTGTTGCCTTGTAATATGCTCGCAGCTAAAGTGTTAGTAGCACCTTGCTGTTTAAAGTTTGCTGTTAAAGCTGAACCAGCCATTGTAACTCTCGCACCCGATGTACCAACTTTGTTGGTTGAACCTATCTGGTCAATCGTTAAATTAAAAGCACCGCCACCTGATTGCGTGAGGTAGATGTCATTATTTCCGCTGTGAGCCACCGACACAAAACAAACCAACAACAATTTAATTAGATTTTTCATTTTCTTCCTCCTTACTCAACAAAGAGTAATCAAAATCCCAAAACTGTTTTTCTAAGCCTTCTTGGATTATTTCGTAAACTGCTGTTTCTATTGCAGATCGTACCGCATAACCCACGGCTTCAGTTCTTGTGTAACCAGTCTCAATTTCTAACAGTTGCGTATTTGTTTCGTAAAATTTAAAAACATCTCTGTTTACACCACTTGAGAGTATAGTCTTAGAAACGATTGTGTTCAACAACACCTCTCCTGTCTGTACCAAAATGGCTCGTAACGACACTGTAACTTCGTCTACTCGGTACTGAGATGTATTAGACACACCCAACCAACGTGCACCGTTTCCTCCAGAAATGACATCTGAATCATAATTAACGATATTTCCTGAAAATAACACTCCAGCATAAAGTAAAGGTTTCAAGGTGTTGCCTTTTTCTCCATCGTAAGTTTTTCGTGTATTTTTTATGAGCTGGCGTTCTTTTGTTAAGTGGTCAAGTCCACTTCTTTCAGCCAAGACAAACCATTCACCATTGCCTGTGTTTAACAATGCTTCTATCAAATAATTTTCTGCTCCTTGGGTGACTGCTGTAGAAAACAAAGCCATCTTATTAGAAGGCTTGCGTTGTCCTGTCATGTCTTTAAATTCGTAGACAGCAACAACCGCCTTTTGTTTTGGTGGCGGTAGGTCTAACAGTTTCTGTAATGTAACCCTTTCAACTTTGGCTTCTTCTGGACAGATCACGCCTATCAAGAAGCAATCAGTAGCTCTGGGTGGTGCAAAAGAAGCACAACCAGCCACCACGCCTATTAAGGCTAAATACCACAGTCTACGGTGCATATTCCAAAAATTCCGACTGGAATTACTACAGTTGTGATGTTGCCGTTTTGGTCAATAACGGTAAGCGTGATGTACTCGCCATCATTACTAAAACTGATTTGATTGCCTTCCAAGTCTATTGTTCCACCTGTGCCACCATTTTCATCAAAAAGCATGTCGCTAATGTCTCTGGACAGATTGGAGAAGATTCTGCTTTGTAGATTGTTAAGAAACTTATTGAGGGTGCTGTTCTCTATTTCACGCTCTATTTCTTCTAATTCAGACTGTATTTTTTCAGCAAGCTCATCTCGCCTTTTCGTTTCTTGTTCGTCCACTGTAAGTGCATGTGCAGAAAAACCGATACCACTAAAGCTAGGGTTTTTAAATTCATGTACTATTGGAGAACCTTCTAAAGCACCACTCAACATAACCGCAAGTCCAACGGCAGTGATTACTATTATTGAAGAGATGACAAACAACAAATCGTCAATTTTTTTTTGTTTAGTCCTTTCTTTGGTCATCCCTATCTGCCTTTGCAATCTTATCAATATTAATTAGCTGTGGTACACCCAGTATTGTCTTAATCATAGTGTCCTGACGAATAATCTCATTATCCAAACTACGAATCCGATCTATCAACGCTACTAAGATACCGTGTTGGGAGTCTAATTTACCACCCAGTCTTTCTTCCATTGCTGCTATCTGTACTGCTACTTTCTCGTCAAGTACGTCCAGCTTGGTTTCCATGCCATCAATGATTCGGTTTATAAGTTTCCAGATGAAGAAACCTAAACCAAGTGCTGCCGCTATTGGAAAGCCAACTTCGTTAATAAAAGTGACCGCTTGTTCCATTATTTACCTATAAAAACTTTGTTAAAACTATTGCACCAACTATAAATGGATATACGCCCCACAACAGATTTTCTAGTCTTTTAAACTTATCCGATCCTTCATCAAGCCGTTTCTCAATGTTTTGATAACGTATTGCACACTCTTTTTCGTGTGACTGTATTTGATAAAGAGCGTCTTTGGCGGTAGCCATTATTTGCTGCGTTGTGTCATTGCCTTTTTCTTAGCTGACTTCGTAAGTTTTCCGTAGTGAAATATTGGTTTGCTGGTTTTTGTGTGACTCTTGTTTGTGTGCAAAGTGCCATTAGCCATTTTATGAGAAGCACCTTTCCAAGCCGTACCGTCTTTTAGATAATGTTTTACTCCGACAGCCATTATTTCTTTTTAGGCGGTCTGCCTTTTTTTCTTTTTTTAATTTCTACAGTGGTGTAGGCCTCATCAATATCAGGTGTGGATTTGTCATCTCCTACATACTGACCTGTTTCTGTTCTAGCTCTGACTTCTTTATCTTCCACGCCTCTGAAGGCTTGAGATATTCTTTTTAAAGTAGACTTGTAAGTTTTAGGTAGCCACGCCATGTTATTTCTCTTTTGCCTTGCCTATGTTCAAAGCCAATAGATCAACAAACTTATACAGTTTGGCTATCCATTCGTCATCTTTAGGCGTTGGCGTTGATGCAGCTATTAAGCTGGCTACTGTTACTATCATTGTTATGTAGGTGACTGCACTTACTATCATTTCCATTATTCCTCTCCTATGGTTTTGGTTTCTGTCTCTAAAACTTCATTTGCAACTTCTTTGGTTGTTTCTATAAAAGCATTTTTAAACACACTCAAACTAGCCATAACTTGATCTAGTTGAAATTCTAACCTAGCTTTTTGATTGTTTAAGTCTCTTAGCTGTTTGGTTAGATATTTTTGTTTATCGGTCATATCCGATTCTTTTACTTCTGTATCGTCTATGTAAACAATGTTTTCTGCGTCACTCATATTTTCTCCTGTTTATGAAATTGTTTTTTGTACTGATGTAGGTGTTATTTTTTCTGCTATATTAGCATCTAACCCTGTTTTAAGAGTCGCAACTTTACCAGATTCGTCTGAATTCATACCAGCCTCTACCCAACCTTGTACTTTAGCAGCATCAAGGCTTGACCAATTTGTAAAACTAGATAAATCAGATACATTTAAACCTTGGCTTCCGTAAACTGTAGCTGTTTGTGGATTGCCATCAGAATCATTATTAGAACCATCTGTTGCTGTGAGTCTCCAATGTACGTTATAAATTACATCTGCTTTGCTGTCTTTTGTCGGGTAAGTGTCAACTGTACTTACGTCCCATGCATATGATATTGCCATATTTATTCTCCTTCTAAGGTTGTTATTCTAGTTTTTAAATCTTCTATTATTGTTTGTTGTTCTTGGATAGCTTTGACAAGTAATGGTGTGATTCTCCCGTAGTCCATGCCTTGCATATCTTCACCATCTTTTTCACCTATAATTGCATCACTAAATATTTCTTGTACTTCGTGTGCTATAAATCCTTCACTAGAACTTCCATCTGCAATCCAATCAAACTTGACGGGTTTTAGATTATTAAGTCTTTCTAAACCATTTTCTATAGGAATAATATTTTCTTTCATTCTATAGTCAGAAGATGTGTTATACGCCACACTTGCTGTACCCGCTGCTGTTATACTGCCCATAACATCACTTTGATTTACAAACAATATTAATTTAGAACCTGATGCGGGTGTGGCATCTCCTTGAAATTGACATTGTAGAAGAGGTGAATTACTTGATACATCTGAATTACTACTATTAACAAGAATACCCGCAGCATTTGTAGTAAGTTGCTGAACGCTTAAAGAACGTGAACCAGCACTTGTTGTTCC